AATCATTTAGAATAAATCAAGACCTTTTAATTAAAATAGAAAAAAAATTCCCAAACTTAACTTTATCCAGCATAATAGAAAAAGCATTAATTGAATATATAGAAAAGAAATAATATAGAAAAACATAAGAGGTACATCAGAAATGGTGTACTTTTTTATTTGTCAAAAATTATCTAAAAAATCAGTAAAAAAAGACTTGACATTTATAAAAAAGGCATTATAATGTAAATATATAAAAATAATAATTTTTGAACTAAAAAAAAGATAATTATGAACTAAGGAGAAAAAAATGAATATAGCGGAAATTTTTAAAGGGTTAGAAGAGGTAAAGGTAGAAAAAGATTTTAGTGTAGCCGATGGAGAGTATGTTGGAATAGTGGAAAAGTTAGAGCGTAGAACAAGCCAAAAAGGCAATCCTTGCTTTAGCTTTACAGTCAATCTGATAGAAGAAAATAAGAAATACTTTGGGAATCTGTGGTTAACTGAAAAGAGTATTAAGTTTAGTGTTAGCAAGTTTAAGAACATAATTGAAAATTTAACAGGTGAACAGCTAACATATCAGGATTTCGTAAATGAGCAAGAGTTAGTTAAAAAACTAAATGAAAAAATCGTTGGTGCTGAGGTACTTTTAAAACTAAAGACATCAGATAAAGGGTATCAAAATTTCAGTATGGAAAAAAACGAAATGCCATTTTAATTAAAGTAAATTAAGGTAAATTAGTTGAGAGGGGTGTAATAGCCCCTCACTTTAAACAAAAGGGAGAGAGGTAAAAATGATAGGGTTTTATGATTTTGAAGTATTTAAAAAGGATTGGTTGGTAGTTTTTATATCAGAAAATAACGAAGAAATAGTGGTACATAACGACCCTGCTATTTTAAGAAAAGCATTAGAGAGATTTGATTGTCTTGTGGGGTTTAACAATTATGCTTACGATGACCTTATTTTAAGTGGAATAATGAGCGGATACAACAATTATGAAATATGGAAATTATCAAATGCAATAGTAAATGGTGGAAATATAGAAAATAAGATAAAAATGATGGCAAGAAAATTACCAACGTTGGATACAAAACAAGAGCTAGACCCTAGATTGAGTTTGAAAGTAATTGAGGCTAACTTAGGAATGAATATTGTAGAAACACCAATTGATTTCAACATTGATAGAGAATTGACTGACAAAGAAGTTGATGTTGTTATTGAATACTGTAGACACGATGTTGAAACAACAAAGAGAGTATTTAGTTTAAGAAAAGATTATTTTGAATCTAAATTTGATATTTGTAAAGAGTTTAACTTAAATAAATTAGATGTTAAAAAAACACGTGCAAATTTAGCAAGTAAGGTACTTAAATGTGATAAAAACAGATTACCTGCTGGAGTGCTAGAGAATAAAGATAGATTGAATATAACAATAGTAGATGAGTTAAGAACAGAGAATATACCTAATGAAATACTAAATTTTTATAAGAATATAAGACAACGTTTTGAAGACGGAGAAAGTTTTGAGATTTTAGAAGAGGAAAAGCTAGTATACAGTTTATGTGGAGTAGAACACACATTTGGGTTCGGTGGACTCCATAGTGCTAGAAAAAACTATATGTACGAGGGTAAAATGCTATACGTGGATGTTGGAAGCTATTATCCAAGTATGATAATCAACTTTGGATTTATGAGTAGAGCGAGTGAACACCCTGATTTATATAAGAATTTATACGATACACGTATGGAATATAAAGCAAAAAAAGATAACAAGCAACAGATATATAAGATACTTTTAAATGGTACATTTGGTGCTTTAAAGAGTGAATTTAATGACCTTTTTGACCCTGCGATGAGTAATAATATTTGCGTGAATGGACAATTAATTTTAACAGATTTGATTATGAATTTAAGACCTTACTGTGAATTAGTACAATCTAACACAGACGGAATATTGATTAAATACAAAGATAAAGATTTAGATACAATAAAAACAATATGTTCTGAATGGGAACTAAATTACAATTTGGAGTTAGATTATGAATATGTTAGTAAAATAGTACAAAGAGATGTAAATAACTACATATGGAAGACAGAAAATGGAAAAATTAAAGGAAAAGGGTTATTTGATAAATATGACGGTGGAGATTTTGAGAAAAACAACTTAACAGTAATAGACATGGCACTAAAAGAATATTACATAAATGGTAAAGATGTAAGAGATACAATAACAAATATGGTATTAAATGGAAACATTATGCCCTTTCAACAAATAGCAAAAATGGGTAATACTTACGATTTAATGGAACATGACGGACAAGAAGTGCAAAAAGTAAACAGAATATTTGCCACTTGGGATAACAAGTATGGAGCAATAAATAAAGTAAAAAATAATAATGGCGTTAAAAAGTATACAAAAATAGCCAATTCATCAGATAAATGTTACATCAATAATGATGTAATTGAGAATACAGATACAAAACTAATAGATGTAGACTACTATGTTAAGTTAGTTGAAAAAAATAAATTCATAGATGAGAATTACAAATTGTTTTAAATAATAGATTAAGTTCATAGGGAGGTACAAATATGAACAAATACATAGAATTAAAAGCAGGAACAAAAATACCTGCACACAATTTAGACACGTACACTACAGATATTGACAAGATTGCGGATGGAGCGTTACTTATTCCTGAAAATGTGGTTGTTGTGGATTTCGACCACACAAGAGAGGATTTATTGAGAGATGTATTAGATAAATACTCTACAAGAGCCATAAAAACTGAAAGAGGAAGACATTTATATTATAGTGTACCTCAAAATATGAGGCTTTATAACAAAAACAAAATAAGGACTTACAATGGTTTAGTTGTAGACTACAAAACAGGAAATGGTGGAAAAAAGGCAATGGCTGTTGTAAAGCAAAATGGAGTTATGAGAGAAATCATAAATGCTATTGAACTTGATAATTTACCTGAATTACCTGTTGACTTATACCCAATTTATAGTAAAAATACAAGCCTAGAGGATTTAGATGATGGTGATGGTAGGAATTCTGAGATATTTAGCCATATCAAAATTTTAAAAGATAAAAAAGTTAGCGACAGTGATATAGGTAGAATTGTAAATTTTATAAATAATAAAGTCTTTAAGACACCATTACCTCTCGATGAGTTAAAAGCAACAATCGGAAGTGCAATGACTGGTGAAAGTAACAACAATGGAAAGCCTAGTTTTTACACAATTGATGAAAAAGGTAAACAAAAATTAAACCTAACTGCTATAGAAATGTATATGAGAGAAAAATTAGATATACGAGAGTACAGGAATATATTATTTTACATAAAAGATGATAAAAGGTATGAAAAAGACACATTAAATGGCACTAATATTTTCCGAGAAATTAGGAAAACACTAGAAAAAGAGAACATTGTGTTAAATACAAAACAAGACTCGGAAATACTACATTTAATAAAAACAGATTACAGAATAGAAGAAGATAAGAATAAAAAATATCCAATTAGTTTTAGAAATGGTTGGTGTTTATATAAAGATAAATTTATAAAACAAGAGAAAATATTTACACCATTTTACATGGATGTTGACTATGACCCCTCAGCAAAGGATAAGAATGTTATTGATTTTATAAAATGGTTTTGTAAAGGTGATGAGGGATTAATCACCTTATATGAGGAAATACTAGGACATATATTAATGTTAGAGCGTTTTCCACACCACATATTCTTTTTCGTTGCAGGTAAAGGAAAAAATGGTAAAAGTACAATGTTAAATATGTTAAATAACTGGACAGATGGTTTAAATTCAACGACAGCTTTAGACCAGTTTGAAAAAGAGACTTATACATACGATCTAATTGGAAAAATTGTGAATCTAGGTGATGACATAGATGATACTTATATCGAAAAGAGTAGAGTTATAAAGGTTATTGCGGGTGGAAGTAAGATTAAAGCAAGAGCATTATACTCTATGCCTGTGGATTTTAAAAGTACAGCTACATTAATATTTAGTTGCAATAATATGCCAACATTTAAGGACAAAAGTGGTGGTATGGCACGTAGGGTAGTATGTTTTCCTTGTAACTCAAATATTGAATATGGAAAAATAGATTTAGACTTAGATGATAAATTAACTACAGATAGTGCAAAAAGTACACTTTTGAATTTAGCAATAAAAGGTATGAAAAGAATAATTGCAAATGGTGGAGAACTTACAATAACAGAAACAAGTAAAAAGATGACAGAGAGATATTTGATTGAAAATGATAGTATAGCAATGTTTTTTAGTGAAACTGATGTTAATAAATTATGTGATGATATGGAAAACAATACATTTACAAAGTTATATTCCCTATATCAAATGTTCTGCGATGAAAACGGATATACTCCATCAGGCAAAAATACTCTTAGCAAGAAACTAGATGAATTTGGGTTTGAAAGTTTTACAGGAGCAGGAAATGTTAGGAAAATAAGACCAAAGAAATGGTAGGGTAAATATGAGTAAATTGGTAATAGTTAACCACTTTTCTCTTTAATACCAATGTAAAGTTAAACACGAGTTAATCATTGAGTTAACCAAAAAATGTAATTTTCTCAATAATACCAATGTAAAGTTAATCAAGTTAATCACTTTCACTTCCTTTTATATAGAAAAAAAAAGAATATATATATAGAGAGGGTAAGGTTAATTTTTGGTTAACTCCATTAACTAATGATTGGTATTAAAGGGAAAATTAAAAAAAGTGATTAACTATTGGTTAACTAGGTGTTTAACAAAGTGTTGATATTAAAAGAAAAAGTGATTAACTGTGGTTAACTGATATAGATAAAATGGAGGATATTATGAAATATAGTGTTGGGAATTATTTTGCAGATACAAAAGTATTTGGAAAGTTTAGATATTTTACAGACTTATATAAGGATTATGTGGATTATTGTATTAAGAAATCTTATCCTGTTGTTGCTAGTGATGAGTTTATTGACAATATTAAAGAGTATGGGATTGTTGGAGAAGTAGTAGGAGGATTGTTAGTTTTGGTGTATTTAGCTGAATATAATAGAGGTATTGTGAATAATGATAGGATAGACAAGAATGTGAATCAGCCTAACCACTATATGATTGGAGATACTGGACTTGAATGTAAAGATTTTATATCTGCTTGGGTTGGAAAAGCAAATTATGGAGTATTTTGTTTCTGTAACATTATGAAGTATCTAGTAAGAGCAGAAAAGAAAAATAAATTAGAAGACTACAAAAAAGCACTTAAATATTTAGATATGATTGTTGAGTCAGGAGCAGACACAATTGTATTGGATATAGCGGATATAGGAATAGAGGATGGAACAAAAGCATATACTGGTGTTGAATGGAATAAAATCATATTAGAAATAACAAAAGGATTAAGTGCTAGACAGGTTTTATTGTTAGATGGTGTATTTAGAGCATTAGCTGATGAGAACTATCATTTATGTAGAATTAGATTGGCAGATTTTATAGATATGTATAAGGACACTATGCCTTGTAGACCACCTGTACCTGCTAAATAAATAAGGAGGATATAAAATGTTAGATTTAGAAGTAAAAGTAATAGATAGTAAGTGGAGTGTGGCTAAATTTACTAAGATTGAGAATGTAAAAGACAGTAATTATGTTGAGTGGAGCGATGGAGAAACTAGATTTTTTACTAACATTATATGTATAAATAAACAAGACCCTCATAAGCCATTTCTTGTCTACAATAAAGATATAAATATATTGACATCATTAGTAGCTGTGATAAATCGTGAGCCTATGGTTTGGAGAGCAAGATGTGGAAAACGTTATTACTATATTGATAGTTTTGGAGATATTGATAGTGGTGTTGATGTGTATTCTACAAGTGATGACACTAGGTACAAT